AAGACGTCTTCGGTAAGACTACAGACCTTAGTCCTCTGAATCTTCCCGACCCTAAGAACCTTTCTCAGTATGTATCTGTCGATCCTAATACTGGACAGAAGACTTGGAACGATCAGGGCAAGGCGATTCTCGATCAAGCCAACACTTTTAACGTGCCGGAGTATAAGTATCTCGGGACAGGTGCCGCTCAGACTACTGCTGCTGCTCGTACCCAAGGTGCCTCAAACGGTCAGGCTCTCGTGCCTTCGGAGATCGCTCGTAACTACGGCCAAGCTTCCGCAGGGGGTGTCAATGCCTCGGCTCATCAACAGCAGGCAGGGGCTCAAGTCCTTCAGGCCCAGATCGCTCTCGGCAAGGCTATGGGCATTCCTCCCGGTGGTACAATCCCTGGTACGAATATCGTCATGACTACCGGATTACCTCAAGGTGGTGTAGCTCCTATGAAGAGTCATCGACCTGTTCCAGTAGCAGGGGTAACTACTTCTCCTGCAGGGGCTCCATCGGCTGCTCCTACTTCTGACCAGATGCCGACGATCCCTGCCAACAGGGTTCCTAGTACGGCAGTTCGTGGTAAGATCAACGGTCATCCTGCCGTACAGGTAGGTGGTAAGACTTACCTTATCCAATAAGTGACGCAAAGAGGAATATATGGCTAGTAATCAGTTCATTCCAGACGCACCAGATACTAGCCATACCTTTGTGCCGGATGCTCCGGTCGATCCTCGTGTAGACCCTCTTGCTGCCGTCATGCCTTCTATGACACCGATGCGTGACGAGACTCCTACGACTACCATGGGTGAAGGTCAACAGGTTACTGTACCGGCTTGGTCTTTGAAAGGTCAGCAACAGTTTTCTCAGACGCCGTCTATGGCTCCTGATCCTACTACTACTGGTCGTTTCGACTTCATGAGAGATACCCAGAATCTTCGCCCCGAAGGTCCTGATCCTTTTGGTATGTCTGAAGATCAGAAAGACCTTCTTGGTGGTACGACTAGAGGAACTCCTAGCAGGTTGCTGGTTGACTACGGACTTAGTCCTGCCATCGGTTTGGCTAATCGTTTCGTAACTGGTGCAGAAGATACCGCTAACATCATCGGTCGTGCCTTGACAGGTCATGACATGAGTGGAGGTAACGGAACTCAGTCTCTGGGTGAAGCTATCATGGACGCCCTTCCTGGGTCGGGTCTTGAAGCTATGCATACCCCGGAAGGTTACTTCACTCCTGCAGTCAAAGCCGACATCGCAGGTAAAATCAAAGCCGGTGCATCGACTGCCGACATCCTTGCAGATCACCCAACTCTTGACAACCCTACCACTAAGGAATCTATCGAAGCTAACGTACAGGCAGTTAAGAAAGGTTACAAGGGTCCGATCTCTTTCGATGAAGACATCCCTGACGAACTGTCAGGTAAGCGTTCTGAGGTTAAACCTCCTGTCAATCCTACGGTAGATACGACCCATGTCGATCCTATTAGCGAGACTGATGAGACTGGAACTTACCACCCCGTCAATGTCCGTAATCCTGATACGGGTGAGGTAACTTCTGCTGGCCGTGCCTACGTTGACCCTGACACTGGTGCACCCACAGGATCGGTCCTTGCCCATCCCCTTACCAAAGAAAATCATGTAGTAACTCCTGAGACTCAAGCAGTTATCGAAAGTAAACTGCCGGGTGGAAGTGAGGCTATCTCTCCTGCGACGCGGGCACAGGCTCCTGTAGAAGATATCAGGCAACCCGGTTTCGTTAGTACACCTAACCTTGATCCGGGCAGGCCAAGCCATACCTTTACGTACGAGACTCCTGACGGCAAAATCGTTAAGGGTTCTTATGACGTCGAAGGTAACACCATTCATTCCATCGACATCGGTGACAAGACTAATCCTGTCAAACTTGGTGTAGGGGAAACTCTCAACCTTGGTAAGCAACTCGCCGCCGCTCACCCCGACGTCGACACCATTGAAGGACTCCGTATCTCAGGAGCTAATCCTGATCGTACAGTGAAGCTTGACGCCCAAGCTCTTCGTGATCGTGGTCAACCTTCTGTACCTGAAGAACCTACTGTAGGGGTTGAAGAACCTCAAGCTCCGCCTACTGTACCAATCAAAACCATTCAGACCAAAGGTGTTGAACCTAAGGATGCAGGTAACGATAACACTACAGACCCTCTTTACAAAAGATATACCCCTATCTCTGAAGGTAGGACCTTTTCTCCTTCAAATGATAACGGAAACTATCCTGGTTCTGGTCCAGAGTATGGGGGTTTTGAAGACCCTGTCAACAGTAAGAATACATACTCTGCTGCATTCATTGAAAAGCACACCCGTCTTTCAAACGAGATTGACGCACTAGAGGATCGTATCGACGATCTTGATGCAGATCAAGGCGCAAACGGACAGCACGAAACTCTTATCCAAAGGTTGGAGAATACTCTCAACCGTAAGTATGGTGAGTTAAATGAACATGTCCAAAACGGCACACCTTCTAATGACGACGAGAAATTAACTGTAGGAGATCGCTTAGATAAAGCGGTCAAAGACACTTGGGATCACATGACTGACGAGCGAAGTGCCGCCCGTCGAAACACCAAAGCATACAAAGCTTGGAAGGCAGAGCTTGCTGATAAAGAAGCTGCTGAAACACAAGCCCGTCGAGATTGGTTTAGACAAGCCAGTGATGAAGAAGTTCTTAAAAACTCTCAGAATCATGAGTTAAATAGAAGCTATTACAACTCTGATCTTGATGAAGAACTTGCTAAAGAAGAGTTGGAACGGCGTCGTAGTCAAGAACCCGTTAATCCTCTAAGGGATTCGGGCAAGACTGTGACCCCTTTTGCCGTTAACGATAAAATTGATCTACCTCAAGATGAAACATCAGAGCAGACTAGCGGTAGTGGTACCGGTGGTCGGGCTCCCGATGGTCCTCAGTCTCAAGCTGCTCCAGAAGAGGTTGCTCCTACTGGTGCGGCTGTCGGTCCTGCCAACGTCATCCACGAACCGCATGAAGAAACTGGTTTGACTGGTGGTGGTAACGGCAACGGTAATGGCGGCAACGGAACTGGTACTGAAGTAGGGCCTGACGGCGAACCTCAGCCTGCTCCTCCTCATATGGGGGTAGACGACCAGTTCGCTGGATCAATCAACAAAGATAAAGTCTCTAACGATCCCGATCTCCGTAACGCCTATGACGAATGGGCTCGTACTACGGCAGCTAAAGACAAAGACGGCTTCGATGAACTCAACGAGAAGACTAAGAGTTATCTCAACGACCACAACAACGACGGTCACGGCTACTCTCTCTTTGACGGTCCTCGTAATGCCCGCGAGTTGGCTCCTTGGTCTGAAGCTGTACGTATCCAAACCTACGCCATGGCCCAGAAGCTTTCTCGGGTAGGGTTTGAAGGACTTACTGAAGACGAACGTAACGCCACTCGTGCTATGTTCAACCTCGCAGACGACAGTGCGTACGGACAAGGCTCTGCATTCAGGGCTCGTCAACGTCAGATCGATCAGCAAGGTCGTCTCGCCACCGGGGGTAAGACAGGAGACTTCGATAACGGAATCTCAAATAAGGACGTACAGGAAGAGATCAATAAACTGGGTGTCAACAACCCTGACGGCGTAGGTAAAATCCTTGCCGCCTCGGCTAGTAAAGACCCTGGTATCATCGATCTTTTTCGTAAGGGATACATCTCTGGTCTTGTGTCAAATCTTGCCAACCATGTCAAAATCTATGGCGGCATGATTGCACAGAATGGTCTGAACTTTATCTCTGACTCTCTGGCTGCCACGGCAGGGCAACCTCTCCGGCTAGTACCAGGAGCGGAAAGGGTTTACGCCACACAGATGGCTGCCCGTGGTCTAGGTTATGCAGACGGTTTCGTCAATGCCCTACAGAAGAGGGCTCCGGGTTTGTTCTCTGACGAGGGCTCGGGGTCTGCTCCTCTGGGTATGTTGAAGAACGATCTGATGAACTCTACGTTCATGAAAAGACCTGTATACAACACCGCAGATGCTCTTCTCTCTGCACCTCTCAACCTTCTCCATCAGACAGGAGAGTTCGTAAAAGACATTTTTGGTACGAGTTATCTATGGGATCAGGCAGCTAAGTATGCCCGAGACAACGGAGCTTCTCTTGCCAATCCTGTCGACCTCTGGCAGAAGATGTCAGATGCACGTAACAACCCTACTCACGAGATGTTGGCAGAGGTAGATAAGCAAACCAAAATTGATACCTTCCGTGATCCTATGGGACCTATGGGAAGACTCGTCACTGGTGCAGCCAACGGTATAGAACAAGGCATCCGCTATCCTACCAAGGACGGCTCTGGTCGTATGATTACACAACCTGTTCCGGGTGTGTCTGCATTCATTGCTCCATTCAACGGTATCGTCGATGGCGTCATGAGAGCTGGTATCCGGTGGGGACCTCTTGCTCCTCTCGATAGGTACAACCAGATCGGGTTGGCTAAAGGTGGACTGGAAGGACAGAAAGCTGCTGCCCGTATGGCAGTTGCTGCAGGTCTGACCGGACTGCTGATGCAGTACGTCGTACAAGACGGAGTCATCAACGGGTCAAACCCTGTCAATGGCGCTCCTGCTAACTCGATGAAGATCGGGGATAACTACTACACCATCAAAGGTATGTCGGCAGTAGCAGATAACGCCCTCCTCTTGGCTAACGCCCGTGATGAACTGAAGGTCACTAAAGACCAAGACGGCTACACCGGCAAGGTCAAGGCTGCCTTCTCTAGTATGCTAAAGACTGTTCTCGACGAGAGTACGATCAAAGACTTGACTCCTTTCCTTGCCCCTCTGGACAAGCAGGGAGGAGAGTACAAGATGAGGTCTTACCTCACTAGCATTCCTAGTCAGTTGGTTCCGTACAACGCAGCTCTTAGAGAAGAGACGAATAAGGAAGTGCCGTACGTAACGGACACTCTCGACAAGTCTGGGGCACAGGAGGCTGTCAACAAGGTCAAGGCTATTCTTCCTTGGGAGGCAGGTTCTCTGCCTGCACGTCTTGACGTCTACGGTCGTCCTATGCCTTCTCGCTCAGGGCCTTTCAAGATACAGCCTGTCGAACAAGACCCTGCTATCCAAGAAGTCAATCGTCTTTCGACGTTGGCTAACAAGAAGATGGTGCTTCCTGCAGGCAAGACTTACACTGCGTACGATGACGACGTCGCCCAGAAGGTTACGTTTACGCCAGAGCAGCTTAGGTCGTACCAAGAGAAGTCGGGTGATTATTTCCGTCGTGACTTTGCTCAAGAGATTCAATCTCCAGAGTATCAGAGTATGGCGGATACAGATAAGATGGCAAGACTGAAAGAGGTTCTCAAAGCTCAGAGAGAAAATGCCCGTGACGAGGTACTTGATGCTCAGACCACAGCTCCGGCAGTTTCTCAAGGTTTTGTTTCTGACAATCAGTTCATACCAGACAAGAAAGCCCATCGATGAGTGAGACTTACCTAACAATGCCGGAGAGGATGGCAATTCTTGAAACAAAGGTGTCACATCTTTCTGCACAGAATGAAGACATCAAGGAGAAGTTAGACGCCCTCTTAGCTTTTAAGCACAAAGGTCTAGGAGCCCTCTCTCTTATTACAGCAATCCTTGGTACGTCAATCATCGGCGGTGTTTATACAGCGATTGAATACTTCAAGCTTGCACACTAAATAAAAAATTAGCCCGGCCTCCAGTTAAGGAAGTCGGGCTTTTCTTTGTCTTCAGTTCGTGTTAATATCAGACTCAGGTTGGGCAGGGTCTTTAGGCTGCTGGCCCAAAGGATCACGAGGGTCCTGCATCTTCTCGTACGTACGCAAGGCGGCTAGTGGGGCAAACGCTAAGATCAATACCGAAAGTTCCCTCAGGGAAACTCCAGTCTTGTTTAGAATAGGAATGAGGATGGTGTTTGCCGCCATCGCTCCTATCACCGTTGCGTATCCCACAGGTCGCCACCACTTGTTGACGAAACAGAGAGCTACCTCGTTCAGAGACTCTAGGACTGCTGTCACTTTCATACGTCATACTTCTCCAGCCCAGAAGTCCTCATGATCTGCACCAACTTGTCGCCATAGTTAGGGTCGGTGGCGTAGACACCAGTGAGTGCATGAGCAAAAGCTTCTGGATGATCTACCAGTGCCATCGCATTGTGGTAGGCAGGGTGTGTAGCAAGGAGCTGACCATGGAAGTCGAAGGCGTCTTCATACCCTGTGAAGTCTTTGAACTTTGCAGTCGTCAAGACATACCGACCGTTGATGTACTCGTGAGTAGGGACTACTGTGTACGTACCCTGACCGTCCCACTTGTTGCCGAAGAAGTTAAACTTCCCCGTAACCTTCGTACCCCATGCACTCTCCAGCCCGTACTGGGCTAGAGTTACAGAGGCGGGAACGAGCCACTTCTTCTGTACGGCGATAGCTGCATCAGTTACCTGTTGGGTTAGTTGTACCAACTGATTCTTCCTTCTGTATGATTAGCAGAGACTGGTAGTAGGTCTGCCATCCCTTTACGAGATCGGTGTTGGTGACACAAATCTCTCTATCCGTTTCTTCCTGCTGTGTCAACGGGACGAGTTGACTGGACCCACTGGCAAGAGGTTGGTCGGGTTGGGCACTACCGCTTGGGGTTGGAACGACGGCTCCCTCACTGGGTCCGACAGTTCCTTGGGCGGAGGCGGCAGGTTGGGGCAAATAGATGATCCGACTCTTGCTCCGCAAGCTGGCAATGTCAGAAGCAATGGTGCCAGTAGTGACAGCCTGAGAAGATTGTACTGTTTCTGCATCTCGGTTCTCCGTGATAGTTTTATGTATGACAGCGGCTGTGTTGACAGCTTTGGTTGTAGTGACATAGCTTGTAGCTACCTTAGCTTCGTGTGTTCCGTACCAGAGAAGTCCTCCGTTACCAACCAGAGAGAGCGCAAGCGCCCCCCCTAGTACGGCAGTGAGATTACTTTGGATCGGAGACAGAAAAGAAAGAATCCCCATCTTTGTGTTCCTTTTGAAATTCGTCTACTGCAAATTCATAACCTTCCCAGTTATCGACACCTGCGGATCGCAGAGCCTGTAGGAAGGCGGAGTCTTCGATCAACTCCTGCAACTCAGTAAGAGGAATGGTAGCAAAGATTTCACTCTCATCTGCCATCGGGTATGTGTAAGTTTCGTCTTCACTCATCAGGGTTTCCAATCGATACTAATTCACACGAGGAGCCAGTGCAAGCCAACTCCTGGCTGCCAGTCGTGCTATCCACCTTCTCGTAGAAGGAAAGATCGTCCCAGTTAATCACTGGCATAGGATGGGCCTCGACCCAAGCATTCCAGTCTTCTTCACTCAACTCTTGGTACGGAGCTTGCTTGTACGATCCTCCGTCATACGGAAGGAATGATACACCCGAGAGGTTCTCGAAGTTTTCGTACACCCAAGCTCCTACTTCCATCCACTCTCCCTCTTTTACGTAGACGGTTGCGGAGGGCTTATGTTCGCACCAATGACGTTGGAGGGTGTCCCAGACTTCAAGACTTCCCGTAGCCGAGATTTGCTCACGCTTAACGCTAGCTGCGGGAGACTTTTTAGCGAAGTAGAAGATTGTAGTGCTATCCGGCTTGAACGCACAAGGTTCATAATATACTCCTGCCTCCTTCAAGAAGGTTGTCATAGGGTCTTTGTTGTCGGCACGAACAGTTCGCAGATAGAAGTCAGAGTGGCGAGCATGAAGGCCGGAAGAGCTATCGACCAGTTGAGAGACAGTACCACTTGGCTTGACGCAAGTAATAGCAGTTGACTGAGGAATACCGAGACGATCAGCCCATATTTTATTGGTTTCGACAGCAACGGATCGAAGGTGTTCAAGAAGGCTCGGGTCAAGAATAAGACTAGGATTATCCAGAACACCAGTGAGAGATACACCGAGGAGCCTTTCTTCGTTACAGTTCTTCTGCCAAATCTTCCTCAGATACTGGAAGTTTGTAAATGTACTTTGGATTGTGCCAAGTATCGTAGCCACTCTAACTTTTTCTGCAAGAGTTCCGTGCGTGTCTGTAGGTCGGACGACAACTTCTGTAAGGTTACAGAACTGATATGGTCGGAGAATGATCTCTGAGCAAGGGTTAGTTCCGAATTCATAACCAACGTCTCGCCGACCATTTCGCTTAGCAATTGCTTTACAAGCGTGTCGAGAGAAAAAACCTCGCTCTCCTGATTTACTGTCATAAAGAGCTTTCCATTCTTTCATGAAGAAGCCGACGTCTGGTTGCTTAGTGGTATAGACTGCAGAGTTATTAGCAAGGGCACGATGTCCTGCATCGACCCACCAGGCTCCTGACTTTGCCGTACGAAGACGTTCATCGTCTGGATCAGACAGCGAGATCATCGCACTACGACGTACACCACCTACGACTACTACGTCGGCGATCTTGCACATCAAGTCGTGGCATTCTAGTGAACTGAGCTGCCGTCCGGCTGCACCACGAAAGAGGCGAATAGTGAATTCAAAAAGGTCAACCAGAGGTCCGGGTCCGCTAGCGCGCCCACCAAAGGTCCTAAGTCTTTCGCCTGCACCTCGTACTCGACTGACATCCCATTTGGGAAGTTGACCTGCATACAAAAGGGCGATGAGTTCTCGGAAGGATCGTGCCCAACCTTCCTTTGAATCTGCAACGTGTATGACGCTAGAGGTTTCCTCGAAGGTTTCTGCAACGGGAGGGAGTCCATGGATATATTTCTTCTCTACTGAGTAGCCGACGCCGGTGCCGCACATCAGGATGTACACGCATTCGTCAAAGCTACGAGGGGAATCAACCGGCATATAGGCACAGTTGTAGGCAGGGACATGACAACGATCCATCGCAGGACCGGCTGTCATAAGGGCGCGCATTGATGGCATCACTTCGAGGTTGTAGATGGCGTCATGGAGTTGGTAATAATCTCCCCCATCCATACCACCAATTTGATGACTGTAGTAATCCATCAATCGAGTAACTGTTTCGCCCCAGTTCTCACGACGGTTGTCTTTCTCGATCCACTTGGCATAACGCGACTTGAATATAAATTCTTCGAAAACTGTAGGAAAAGGTTCGTTCTTATTTTCATTCGTCAAAATCATTCTCCAAAGTCATACGGTATGCCTGCTGCTCTTTGCTTAGTTTAGGAAAACGAGGATCACGTCCCCGCCATAGCCGCCTCACTCTGCGACGATCCTTGTTCTCGTACTTGTTCATTCCGGTCATTTGTACGGCCTTCTGTCAACTCTTTGTATCTCTCAAGGAAGAGAGTCTCAGCCACGGTCGGAGAGAATCCCACAGGCTTAACACTACGAACAGCACGTAGGTTAGTGTGCCACAGATCATCTTTGCCGGGAGCGATTTGCTGTCGTTCTGCATGGTACATCCTCTTATCTGCCTGATGAACTTCAAGGGAGTGCAACTTCCACGGGCTGAGGTTGAAGCGACGAGCAATGCTAGCCATGGCTGCATCTTCTAGGGCCCGATATTCAGGCAGCAGTTTCTTCAGAGGTGAGGAAACGTCCCCAAGAAAAGCTTCGGCGGCGTCATGGAAGAGACCTTCGAGAGCAAACTTCTTCGGCACTGAAAGACTAACCAGGACAGAATGCTCGGCCACAGAGTAGAAGCGATTAACATGTCCTGTATAACGACATAGATTAGAAAGAGCATGAGCAATGGTAGCAACAGTATATACCGAACTATCAGGATCAAGAAAATCAAAGTATTCTCCGTCGTACACAGAGATGCAGGAAGGAGTTTGTTCCATCAGTATTCTCCGTCTTTTAGACTATCGGGGTCATGATCTCTCCACCACTGGTCACAAGAGAAACAATCTCCTCCTGTTTCGGCATACTCGTCTAGCTCGATAGTCTTACCACAGGTTTCACACCAGCGTTCCGCTTCATGGTCGTGCATCACTTCTCTCCAGTAGCTGACAAACTCTTTTCACGAAGGAGGAACTCCAGTCGTGCTAAACTATTCCAGGCTGCGTGAGCTGCGTGAAGGATTCCCGAATCATTATCCCAAGGACCTTCCTCTGACTCGGAGATAAGGTGGCGAACCAACGCATCACTATAGCGTTCAAATCCTTCGGGTACAGTGGACCATCCCTTCCAGGAATATTTAGTTGCTCCAAAAGTTGAAACAGCAGCAACTGCCCTGATTGCTCCGGGGAAGTAGTCAACGGCTCCTCGCCAAATAGAGGGCTTTCCTGCGTCAAGTTTTGCACCGCCTGACTTGGGATCAGTTCCGTATGGGTCTCTCTCACTGGTGCTGGTAGGGGCTGGAGGATTTCCTTCGTAGTAATACGAGGGCGCGGACCTGGTCCTGATGGCTTCGCCTTGTACGCCATTACTCTTCACCTTCTCCAGAAACATACCCACTTCCGCCAAATACTTCTGTGCTTCTGATTGGCGTGTCCGTTCCGTCTGCATGGTAGTAAACCTCTTGATCTGAACCAAGCCAGAAATAGAACTTGGAGGGGTCAACAAAAGCCATTTCATTAGAACTCTCGTTCTTCGTCATTAGAATCTTCAATTCTCAAATCCTCTTTGATGTCGTCGAGTTTATCGAGGATGTCTTCCTCGAAATAATAGATGATGTCTCGTACAGAGAGTGAAAGAAGCTCGGCTAACTCCCACCCTTCATACCTGTCTGCAAGCGCCTGCTTGATACCTTCCGACAGTTGCTCTTCGTTCATGATACTCATTACACCTTATACTTTACTACGTTTGCCGTCTTGCCAAGAACCACATGAAGTGCATTGAAGACGCTGGATTTTGAATGCCTTTGTACGGCGATAGCCGCGTGACTGTACTTTGTTGGAACCACAGGCACCGCAAGCTCGGGCTTCTTCTCCCATATGGGGATGGTTTGTGATGTAAGGTCTGATCAAGAGATATAGCTTTACTGTTAGGATGACGTCACCGATGCAGTAGTTCTGCATCCTCTCTTGGGCAGCTTCGTCACCCTCCATAACCTTCGTCCAGAGAGAGAAGCCTTCGTGTTTGACTTTGTCACCAAGACCAAGAAACGGCCCGATGAATTCAAGCTTGCCGCTCTGGAAGCCTAGCTTCTTCACAGTCTTGTACAAATCGATTGAAGTCAGAGGAGGTAGAGGAGAGAAACCTTCAAGGAGAAACTCTCCTCTCAGTTTGGTAAGATCGAACTTGTCTCCGTTGTACGTGATGACGGCGTCGGCTTCAGCCATCATGTTGTAGATACCCTTGAGCATTGCCGTACGACCACCAGGCAGCCAGTCAGCAAAGAAGTATGCCTTGTCTTCTCCAACCCAAGTGGCGGCTACACAGATGATGCGAGAGACCTCTACAATCTGGTTGACTGCGACGTTGACGTCAAACAGTTTCCATGCGTAAACAACTGCAGGTTTAGTCTCGATATCCAAGGCGAGAATTTTAGGTGCGGGGTTAAGACCCTTAAGTTCGGCCATCAGCGGCCCTTTCTTTGTAGAAGTAATGATGGCCGATTTGTTTTACAAACAAGAGGTTGCCCCAGCGACCGGGATAGTTTCTGAAGTATGTTGCTCCACCAGAAGGGTCAGTGTCGTCATAAGAGAATCTAAAACTGCGACGAGGCTTCTTTCTGGTGAATTGAGATGACTTGGCCACTCTGCATACATCCCTACCTTCTCTTGTAGATCGGTTAGTGACGACGTGAGCGACAGCTTGTTGACCTTCAATTGACTCTCCTCTAGCTTCAGAGTATACTACATTCTTAAGACACATCAATGCCGCGAGTGTTAGTTTTAACAACCTTCTTCTTTCTTTTGCGCGGAGAACCTTTTTTCATAATGTCCGGTACAAAAAGTCCTGTACCTTCTGTAAGATACTCAGCGGCTCGGGCGAATGCGGAAGGGACTCTGATATGTCCAACAAGGATTTTGTTACACATTCCACAAAGTATTCCATAAATCTCACCCGTCTTATGGTCATGATCTACAGCTAAATTTCGACCCTCTTCTTCAGCAGTCTTACCACAGATTGCACATCCTCCTCCTTGAGAAGCAAGAATGTCTTCGTACTGTTGAGGAGTAAGACCATAAGTACGCATCAAATCGTAAGTGCGTCTATAATCGGCATTAGCTTCACGCCATTTCTTATGGCTATCTTTTTTATATTGATTGCGTTCTGGTTTACGATCTTTATGTTTCCATCTACAAGATGCCGTACAGTATTTATCAGTAGGGCGATACCCTTTGAATTCTGTCTCGCACTCTAAGCAAACAAGAGGATGGATTTTTCTATTTGTACGAAGATGGGAGGATATGCTCACTATTCAACTATCCCATTGTTCTGCCATAGCTTTGGCGATTCCTTGGTAAGTCTTAGAACGTTCTTTCCACCTATCAGGTGAAGGTGGCATTTTCCACACTCTCTGTTCTCTTCCTTCGACGACATTAGTTGGTACGAGAAGTGGCAAACCTTTTAACCAAAGACAAGTTGCTTTAGTTTCTCCATGCCCAAACTGCCAAGGTTGAATTATCTGGTCAGGTTTGCGGAATCGAGAAGAAATGATAGAGATAGGATTTTCTATACACACGCGAGGATAATCAAGATCAAAGAACAACTTGACAAAGTCAAGGGCTTCAAGCTGCTCTGCTTCTTTGTCTTTAAACCACCTAGCCCCGGAGACTGCCAGATGGGTGCAGGGAGGATGAGCAATTATCAAATCCCAAACATAAGGGTGAACAAGTTTCTTTCTAACATCACACTGAAAATGCCGGTCAGAGCCAGCCAAGTCAGGAAGAAGATCACAAGAAAAAGCGTCATGTCCTTTAGCCAAGAAGGCATCTCTCACTACTCCTGAGAACTCACAGGCTACTAAGACTTTCATCACAGGAACCTGTAGACATTTGGTTCCCGAACTACCTTGGTTAGGTAAACAGGACCAGTAGAATAAGCGTAACCCTGGACTTCAGGGAAACAATTGAACTTGTATGCACAATAAGAGCAACCTGTAGCCAACTTCATGTTACCACTCTTACCTTCTGGTACGAAAGGATAGCATTGACTTGGCATCTCATCAGAAGCTAGAACTTCTTTGAGATGTGATATTCTGTCTTCTGGTTTATGGCACGAGGCAATCGATACAGAGACAGGAGAAACACAGATGTCGCCAGCAACCTTATCAAATGCGATGAAGGCTGGACCTTGATCTGGAGTGAGAACATTGGAGTATCCTGAGATTTGTTGGATGTATCCGAAAGGGTCGTCTTCGACAACAGAACCCTCTTTGAACTTCTTGTATCCGAAAGGAGAGGCGCTCTTTACGTCGATGACTACACCGTCGATGATGGCATCGATATGTCCTTTGACTCCTAGAACTTCGACTTCTCTTTGCTCGTCGGAGACTTCGTGGCCACTTTCTTTAGCAAGGTAGAGGATAAGTTCTTCAATGACATGTCCGTAGAGGAACTTGAAGAGAAGTTTGCCATCCATTTCTTCACCTTGAGTTTGCCGTGAGGCAAGCCAAAGTTTCCTGTCTGGTTGACCAAGAGAGGAGAACCTAAGATTTTCACTTCGATCTTCTTGTTTTGCAAGCCGAGACCGGAGAGTTTCTTTAAGGTTCGTACAGAGAGTTTCAAGATGGTCTTCGTTTGCTACGACGTGGTTATGTGGGTCGAAGAGAGAGTATATGTCTGATGGTAGCGTCTCAAGCGACTTCGTCAACAGCTTTTTCCTTTACTTCTGTAGGAGAAGGAGGGTTCGAACCCGACCCTGCTTTACCAAATACCCATTCGTCATCGAAGTATTGTACATTTTTGGGAATGAAACGAGTAAACTCTTTTGTATGAGCCTTGTCGATGACGTCTTTTAGCAAAGCCGGGCCTTCTGTTTCAAGGTCTACGGAGACTTCGCCTTCCATATAGAAGTAACCCTTACGACGAAAGCTCAGATTAAATCGTTCCATACAAGTCCTTTCAAATAGAGGGCTTTCACCTCTCGCGGAGCCTACGCAGGTCGACCGGTTAGGGACCAGTCCCTCCTCTTCAGTACAACAGAACAGTCTTCCCTGTCTGTACAGATGCACTGCTACCTGCTAACCCTTGGGTTAGTACCTCTTATACGATGTCTTCGATATCGTCATCCAGTTCGTCAAGACCGAAGTCCTGTTCGAAGGTAGTCTCAGTCTTCTCGGGAGCCGCTACCTCACTCCGTTCGGAGGGAGCCGCCTTCAAGTCTTC